TGGTAACTGGAAGAAGTTTGTAGACTACAACATCGTTGACGTGGAACTTGTTGACCGGATGGAAGACAAGATGAAACTGATTGAGTTGGCATTGACCATGGCATATGACGCCAAGGTTAACTTTGTCGATGTGATGTATCAGGTCCGTATGTGGGATACTATCATTTACAACTATCTGAAGAAGAGAGACATTGTGATCCCTCCCCGTGACCGAACGGAGAAGGACAAGAGGTATGAAGGTGCCTATGTGAAACAACCTGAACCCGGTGTCTATGACTGGGTGGTATCGTTTGACCTTAACTCCCTGTATCCTCACCTGATGATGCAATACAACATCTCTCCTGAGACACTGGTGGAAGAGAAGCATCCGTCTGTTACCTGTGACAAGATTCTGAACAAGGAACTGACCTTTGAGATGTATAAGGACTATGCCGTGTGTGCAAACGGTGCTATGTTCCGTAAGGATGTCAAGGGGTTCATGCCTAAACTGATGGAGAAGATGTATGCAGAACGTAAAATATATAAGAAGAAAATGCTCCAGGCCAAACAGGAGTATGAGAAGAACCCGACCAAACAACTAGAGAAGGATATTGCAAAATACAATAACTTCCAGATGGCTAGAAAGATTGCTCTCAACTCTTGCTATGGTGCCATTGGTAACCAGTACTTCCGTTTCTTCAAGCTTGCTAACGCCGAAGCCATCACTCTCTCAGGACAAACTTCTATCCGATGGATTGAAAATAAGATGAACGGTTATCTAAATAACCTGTTACAAACTCAAGACACAGATTATGTCATTGCATCTGACACTGACTCAATCTATATTAACCTTGGACCTGTTGTTGATAAATTTCTTAGTTCTAAGTCTGGCGACAAAACAGCAGTTGTATCCCTACTTAACAAGGTCTGTGAAGAAAAACTGGAACCGTTCATCGACGCGTCGTATCAGGAATTGGCTTCGTATGTAAACGCCTACGACCAGAAGATGCAGATGAAACGGGAGAACATTGCAGACCGTGGAATCTGGACAGCAAAGAAGAGATACATTCTCAATGTGTGGGATAGTGAAGGGGTAAGATATTCAGAACCTAAACTGAAGATTATGGGTATCGAGGCTGTGAAGTCATCGACACCTGCGCCCTGTAGGACCATGATTAAGGACGCCCTTAAGTTGATGATGAACGGAACTGAAGATGATGTCATCAAGTTCATTGAAGACTCCCGACAACAATTCAATAAGTTACCACCTGAGGAAATCGCATTCCCCCGGTCAGTTTCTGATGTGAAGAAACACAAGAGTCATTCAACTATCTACGCCAAGGGTGCTCCGATCCATGTTCGTGGTGCTCTTCTATATAATCATTATATTAAAGAGAAGGGACTACAGAACAAGTATTCCTACATCAACAACGGTGAGAAGATCAAGTTCATCTATCTCAAGAAGGCCAATCCGATCAGGGAGAATGTGATCTCCTTTATCTCAGAGTTCCCTAGGGAGATTGGTGTTGACAAATATATTGACTACGAACTACAATTCAACAAAGCTTTCCTTGACCCACTCAAGACAATTCTTGATGCCATTGGATGGAATGTTGAGAAGACTGTAAACCTTGAACTATTTTTTGGATGATGATTAAAGTTACCTATCAATATAAAGAACATAATCAAAAACTTTTCAAGTTCTTTAAGACCAAAGAACAGGTTGAAAGTTTCAAATCACAGAACCCACATTATATTTTTGACTGACACATGGATTTCCTCAAAGACATTGTAAAAGAGATCGGAGATGACTACACAAAACTCGCAGCAGACATCGACGACACAGAGTCCT